CTACGCTCAGATCGGCAGCAGCGGCAACTCCGCCAAGATCGGCAGCAGCGGCGACTACGCCAAGATCGGCAGCAGCGGCGACTACGCTCAGATCGGCAGCAGCGGCTACTACGCCAAGATCGGCAGCAGCGGCGACTACGCTCAGATCGGCAGCAGCGGCAACTCCGCTCAGATCGAAAGTGCAGGTAAAGATTCGGTTATCTGCTGCGCAGGTCGCGACTCTGCTGTTAAAGCAAAAGCGGGGAGCTGGATTACTCTTGCCGAATGGGAATATTCCGAAGCCAAGAATAGGTACGTTCCAAAATGCGTTAAGACCGAGTATGTTGACGGCGAGCGGATCAAGGCTGATATATGGTACAAACTTATTGATGGAGAGTTTGCCGAGGTGTCGCTATGACAGACGATGTTATCACTCTGCGAAACCATCTTCGCGTCGGCGCCCAGAACGCGCTACGCCGCTGGCAGCTCTGCGAAATGACCGGCTGGACAGACCGGCACTTGCGCAAGGTGATCGAGGCGGCACGATGCGAGGAGGACGGCGAAGAATACTGCATTATGAACTTTGGCAAGGGCTACTATTTGTCAAACGACCCAGCAGAAGCCGAGGTGCTCCGCAAGATCGAGATGGCGCGGATAGCGTCCATTGTCGGGCGGACATACGGCCTGTCGGAGATGATACGGAAAGCGGGGAGGTCGTAATTTACATGGTTTACAAATGCGAAGCCTGCCACGCGATCTTCTTTGAGCCGTACACTTATCAGGTGCGTGAGAACCTTGACGGCGAGAACGGAATAGAAACGCGGACGGTCGCCGAGTGCCCGTTCTGCGGCGAGGAATGGTTTACGGAGGTGGAAGACGATGCCGAATCTGGATGACGGCACTTCCGGCTACCTGAAAGGCACGGCGTCGGTAACGACTTATTTCCCAATCGACCGCAAAGGCACGGCGTACATTGCCTGCGAAGCCTGCCGGTTTTACAGACGGTCAAGCAAGCGCTGCGGGCTGACGGATGAGGTCATTCCGTGGCCGGACAAATACACCGGGCGAAACTGCCCGCTTACTTTGGAGGAAGAAGAAAATGGAGAACCTTGGAATTTATGAAAGCGTGCGGCAAGTCCCGCCGTCTGCACAGCGCGAAATCCAGGCGGGGAGGCTGAAAGGCAAGACCGACATTAACCCCATGTGGCGCATTAAGGCGCTGACGGAGCAGTTCGGCCCCTGCGGAATTGGCTGGAAGTACGTTATCACGGATAAGCGGCTGGAGCAGGGCGCGAACAACGAGGTTTCCGCATTTGTGGACATCGATCTTTACATCAAGGTTGATGGCGCGTGGTCAGATGCAATCCCCGGCACAGGCGGCAGCGCGTTTGTTGCCAGTGAACGAAACGGCCTTTACACCTCTGACGAGTGCTTCAAAATGGCGCTGACCGATGCTATCTCCGTCGCCTGCAAGGCGCTCGGTTTTGGTGCGGATGTGTATTGGGCGAAGGACGCGACCAAGTACACGCCAGGAACCGCAGAGCAGAAGCCGAGCAAGGAAAAAATGCAGTCCTTCAACCAGGCGTACAAGGAACAGTTTGACTACACCTGCCAAGACTGCAAGCAGCCAATCACACCGCAGTTCTTTAACGACAAGTTCTATAGCGTGAGCGACATCTCCAAAGGCGCGGTGAAGAAGTACGGCGTTCCGCTCTGCTGGGGCTGCATGGATAAGAGAAAAGCCAATGAAAGCCCGACTGCATGATTTATCCCTTGCGCGCGATGGTGCGTATCTGCTCACCATCGCCACGCGGGAGAATATCGGGCCGCTGTTTGACGAGCTGCACGAGACAGACGTTGACGTGACCGTGAAGAAGCACCGCGAGAAGCGGAGCCTTGATGCCAATGCGTACTTCTGGGTTCTGGTTGACCGGCTGGCCGAAAAGACCCGAATTCCCAAGACGGATATTTACCGGAGATACATTCGGGAGATCGGCGGCAATCATGAAATGGTCTGCGTGATCGATTCAGCCGTGAAAAAGTTGCGGAACGGGTGGGAACACAATGGGCTTGGCTGGCAGACGGATACCATGCCAAGTAGGATCCCCGGCTGCACCAACGTGATTTTGTACTACGGCTCCAGCACCTACAACACCAGGCAAATGTCACATTTGATCGATATGGCGGTGCAGGACTGCCAGGAGCAAAACATCGAGACCCTGTCTCCGGAGAAGCTGGCAGGGATGATGGAGGAATGGCGATGCACAAAATGACAAAGGCCACGTCCATCCCCAAAAGCGTCAAGGAGGCCGTATACGAGCGCGACGGCGGGCGCTGCATCCTCTGCGGGCGGAACAACGGGGAGCCTGTAGCGCACGTTATACGGCGCTCGCAGGGCGGCAGAGGCATCGAGCAGAACATCGTGACGCTCTGCCCCTCCTGCCACCGAGCCTTTGACGAGGGGCCGCAGAGGACGGCGCTATACGCCTGCATCGTCGGCTACCTCAAAGCGAAATATCCCGGCTGGACACGGGAGAACATGATTTACAGAAAAAACAGGGAGGAATTGAAATGAGCTTGAACAGGATCAACGTCATGGGACGCATTGGAAAGGACCTTGAGCTGCGCCGCACGCAGAGCGGCAAGGCGGTCACCAGTTTCCCCATCGCCGTCGACCGCGACGGCAAGGATGCCGGAACGGACTGGTTTGATGTGGTCGCGTGGGAGCGCACGGCGGAGTTTGCCGCGCAATACTGCGCCAAGGGGCGCAAGGTGGTGGTGGACGGTCGCTTGCAGGCGCGAGACTGGACCGGCAAGGACGGCAATAAGCGCCGCTCGGTCGAGATCATCGCCAATAGTGTGTACTTTGCCGACAGCAAGCCGCAGGAGGGACCCGCCGCATACAGCGTCGCATCAAGCAGCCCGGGCGAGCTTACAGAGATCGAGGATGACGGCGACCTCCCGTTTTGATGGAGGTGCAGCATGAGATACGAGGTGCATATCGCTTCACCGCACGAAAAGGCGGTCATTGTTTTGCCTGAAGTGTCCGAGAGTGACGCGACCGATATTGCAGAGGTCATGACGCGATACGGTGCGACGGTTTCCCTGCTGGCAAAGCCGAAGGAGTAAAGCGATGGAGCGTAATCAATTCACTTTTTACCGAAGTTACAGGGACGCGCTACGAGCGCTCAACGCAAAAGACTTTAAGGCCGTTGTGCTGGCAATCTGCGATTATGCGCTTGATGAAAGCGAGCCATGTCTTTCTGGAGTCCCCTGCGCTGTTTTCACTTTGATTCGTCCAACGTTGGACAGTGGTCGCAACAAAGCAGCGAATCGGCAGAACAAAACGAAAACAAAAGAAGAACAAAATGGGAACAAATCGGAACAAACTCGCAAGGAGAAAGAGGGGGAGAAAGAGAGAGAGAAAGAGAACGATAGTTCTCTCTCTATATCTCTCTCACGAAAGGTTCCCACGTTTGACGAGGTTGCCGAATATGCCAAGCTTCGCGGAGGGCTTATTGATCCTAAACCGTTCTACGAGTTCTATTCTGTCGCCGGGTGGAGGGACACCGAGGGCAAGCCGGTCTACAACTGGCAACAGAAATTCCAGCTTTGGGAAAAACGCGAGCTGGAGAAGAAAGGGGGCGCGATGAATGGATATGGTCACGATACTGGAAGAGATGCGAAAAAATGGAACGTCCCCGGAGCCGTCAATCTCTGACGAATGCCCACTTTGCGGCGGCGTTGGATACACCGTGCGGAGGTCAGCAGACGGAAACGCGGAGTACCGGGAGTGCGAATGCTCCATCCGCAAAAGGAATCTGCAACGCATCGAAAGAAGCGGGCTTAAAGAGCTTTTGCAGAGATGCACGATGGAGAACTATCGCGCGACTGAGCCGTGGCAGAAGCAGGCCAAAGAGGCAGCGGAACGCTATCTTGCCGATTGGCGCGGAAGATGGTTTTACGCCGGAGGAAGCCCCGGCAGCGGGAAAACGCACCTTTGCACGGCGATGTGCGGGAAGCTCATGGATGCCGGATTACCGGTGCGCTATGTGCAATGGCGTGCGGATATTCCAGCCATCAAAGCAAAGGTCAACGATGCCGAGGCATATCAAGACGCCATTGATCCGCTGAAAAGCGTCAAGGTGCTGTACATCGACGATTTTCTCAAGGGAACGGCGACAGAGGCCGATCGCAACATTGCGTTTGATCTGCTCAATGCGCGGTATATCAAGCCAAGCCTTGTGACAATCATCAGCTCCGAGTGGACGATCTCGCGCGTGCTGGACTGGGACGAGGCGATAGGCTCGCGCATTGCGGAACGGTCGAAAGGCTGCGTACTGAATATTACCGGGGCCAAAAACTACCGGCTGAAATGAAAGAATACCCGTTAGGAGGAGACATGACAGAATACACCAACACGCCGATCCTGCCCGAGAAAGCAAAAGAGCTGATGTCCCTTGACACCGAGTACAAGGAGATCATCACCTACGGCAAGATCGAGGAGTGGTTCACGGCATGGGACGGGAAAGTCTATGTGAGCTTTTCCGGCGGCAAGGATTCAACCGTGCTGGCCTACCTTGCCGCAAACTGGCTCTCACATTTCCGCACGCCGCCGTGGCCGCTGAACCTCGTATTTGTCAATACGGGGCTGGAATATCCAGAAATTCAGAAGTTCGTAAACGAATATACGGACTGGCTGCGGAAGAAGTTTCCTCGCGTGACGATCAACCTTACTCGGCTGCGCCCGAAGATGAACATTCGACAGGTGGTGACGAAGTACGGGTACAGCATCGTGAGCAAAGAGGTGGCCGCGTATGTCGAAGAAGCACGGGTAAAACCGGACGGACGTTCTGCGGCTCGACTTCGTGGAGAATACGTGAGAAGTAACGGAACTCCAAGCGAATTTAACTGTCAAAAGTGGGAGTATCTTTTATTCGCGCCATTCGCAATATCATCAAGATGCTGTGCGGTAATGAAAAAGCAACCCATGAACGGCTATGCGAGAAAAACGCAACGTGTCCCTACTATGGCTACAATGGCGCAGGAAAGCAGGTTAAGAACGAAGGCGTGGTTAAAAACTGGGTGCAATGCGTTTGAAGGTAAACATCCCACGGGAAAGCCCATGAGCTTTTGGACGGAGCAGGACGTGCTGCGGTTCATCGTAGACCGAGAGCTACCTATCGCAAGTGTCTACGGCGAAATTGTAGCCAGCGACGGCGAGAACGACTACACGGAAACGCTGATCGACTGCAAGCTGCACTGCACGGGCTGCCAACGCACGGGCTGCATGTTCTGCGGATTTGGCGCGCACCTCGAAAAGGGCGAGAACCGTTTCGAGCGAATGAAGCACACGCACCCAAAGCATTATGAGTTCTGCATCGGCGGCGGGGAGTTTGCCCCCGCGGATGGGCTATGGAAACCCAACGAAAAGGGGCTCGGCTATGGTCGAGTGCTCGACTATATCGGAGTGAGGTATTGAGATGAAGGGAGGAACTATGAGAGATCAAAAACTCGTAAATGCGCTGCGTGAGCACGCAGAATGGGCGGAGGGGAACCAGTGGGAAACGCCGATCACGCTGGGCGACGATCTGGCGGAAGCCGCTGACCGGATGGAGAATCAAAACGCACACATCGCGGCGCTCCAGCAGGGAATCGAGAAGCTGAGGGGGCAGAACGAGCAACTGCGGGAAGCGGCTGCGCTGGTGGCCAAGAAGAGTGCGGAGCTGCTTGAGCGGCGCTGGATCCCGGTGACGGAGCGGCTGCCGGAGGTGTGGCGTAACGATGAGACTGCGGAGCTTGTGAACTACATGATTTACAGCCCTGATTTTGGCGTGGACATCGGCAATTATCACGCAAAGGCGAAAAAGTGGCTCTGCATGGCTCTGCCTTGCACCGTCACCCACTGGATGCCACTGCCGTCAGGCCCGGAGGTGGAATTATGAAAAAATGCACTGGTGAAAACTGCCCCATGCAGATCGGCTATGACGTTGAAAACTGCGCCGCAATCGAAGAGTGCCCATATCGCACGTGGCCCGTTACCATTGCCGACTGGATTCGGAGCATGACAGACAACGAGCTGGCCGGGGTGCTATACAATTTCCGAATGGATCGCATCACGAAAGACCTCTCTGGTGTTTCGACAATGCCAGCAGATTGGAAAGAAATTAAAAAATGGCTTGAAACCCCGTGGGATGGCAAGGCTCAGAATGGAGGGAATGAGGATGGCTAATGTTAATTGCCTGCGTTGTCGCTTTAGGCATGAGGACAACGGAAACTGTACTGCGGTCGGCGGGTTCTGCACGGCGATTGCGGCTGCCCACTGCCCGCTGCTGCGGGAATATTTGGACACAGAACTGACGCCGGAGGAAATCGACATGGATCACGAAGCCGCAGAGCAGCTCCGCCGTCTGTGCCGAGACTGCGATCTTGACCGGTTGGAGAAACTGGCCGAGGCCGACAGAGACGGGCGCGTGGTGATACCGCCGTGCAAGGCGGGAGATACGGTGTATGAGGTTACAAGTCGAAAAACCATAAGCGAATACCGAGTAAAGGCAATTCGCGTGGAATTGTTTTGTACATTCATTGAATGGGATATCGTAGCCGGGTTTGTTGATAAATCCATTTTCGGCGTACCGGTTGATGAAATCGGCAAGACCGTATTCCTCACCCGCGAGGAGGCGGATAAAGCATTGGAGGCGATGAAGGATGAATAAAGCTGTTATGCTGAGCATCCGCCCGCAGTGGTGCGAGAAGATTGCCAGCGGCGAAAAGACGATTGAGGTGCGAAAGACCCGCCCGAAGCTGGAAACGCCGTTTAAGTGCTATATCTACTGCACGAACAATAACACCGACAACAACCCAAGGAATATATGGCGGAGAAAAGACCGCACAGGCTTTGAACATATTTTGAATGGCAAAGTCATTGGCGAATTTTCGTGTGATAGCATATTCCCAATCTGGGACGGATATGCGGGAAACAATGGGGATGATTGCTTGTCCTTTGATGAAAGAGAGAACTATCTTAACGGTGAAATGGGGTATGGTTGGCACATATCCGACCTTGTGATTTACGATAAGCTGAGATATCTGGGCGAGTTTGGGATAAATAGACCGTCGCAGAGCTGGCGCTATGTAGAGGAGTGCTGATAATGGGCGAATACATTAAGCGAGAAGCACTGAGGGGGCGAAGCGGCGATGTATGTCCTTGAGTACAAATCGCTCTACATTCCACACGAGGAGCTGACTAAAAATCGCACGTTCCAAAGCTACCGGTGGAAGCAGTACGCTATGTGTGAGGAGCGCGGGCCGCTGGAACAAATTAGGGCTGCGCAGAAAAGGCCGGAGGATTGGAGAATTATCCCACCCGCCGGAAGCATGGAACAGGAGGGCTGAATGGCTGAATACAAAATCTGCTTTAGCGTGGCTGGGGCGTTCGGCGCTCAAATCAGTTTTGAGGCAAAACCCGGCGTATCCTATGAGGACGCTGCGGCGTCTATGGTGAAAGCTAATGTGGATAAGATTGCTTGAAATTTTAGACCCCCGTGAGGCGCTCATGGAGGCAAGGCTTAAAAAGGAGTCCGGCGCATGATCCGCATCATCATCGACATCGAAGACCACGGCGACAAGCTCGCCACGAAGGAATCCGTCGCAATGGCGCTTGAACAGTTTGGCAAGGTGCGCGTCGTTCTCGTATCGGACGGGAGGGAAAAATGAGCCTGACGGCATCTGACCTTGCACGTCTCGGGCCTGCGGCACAAAAACAGGTGGTTGAAAAGGTGCTTGCTCAAAAAACGGGCAAGTACCACAACCGCAAAACCGTGCGGCATGGCATTACGTTTGACAGCAAGCACGAGGCAGATCGCTACGATGAGCTGCGGCTGCTTTTGAAAGCGGGGGAAATACACGATTTGAAGCTGCAGCAGACATACAAGCTCGTGGGGGTGCAGAGAACGCCAACAGGAGCCGCTGTGAGGGCAGTAACATACATCGCCGACTTCGTGTATACCCGCGGCGGGAAAACGATTGTAGAGGACGCAAAGGGCTTTAAGACAAAGGACTATATCATCAAGAAAAAACTAATGCTGGAGCGATTCGGCATCTGGGTGGAGGAAGTGTAAATGGCAAATCAAAGCGAAACACTCTGCTGGACCTGTAAGAACGCCTGCGGAAAATGCCCTTGGTCGGGATGCGACAAGGAAACGCGGAAGCTGAAGTGGCAGCCGGTGGAAGGTTGGCACGCGATCAGAACAAAGGTTTTGATGAATTCTTGCGGCGGCGCTCGTAGGCATTACGAAACAAGCTACATTGTCACGGCTTGTCCGCAGTACGAGGTGGGATGATATGAGCTGCTTTAACTGTCAGGAGCGGCACGTCGGCTGTCATTCGACATGTGAGCGATATGCTGCGTGGCTGCAAGAAAAGAAAGAGGCAAAAAGCAACGAAACGGCCAGCGTAGCCGAAGAAAGCGCGATGATCAATTACATTCAAAGGTCAAAAGACCGATACAAACGGAGGGTGGGGAGAAAATGATCGAATATCCCTATTGCGTCTATCCGGCGCTGAAAAAGGTTTTCTGCGAGCGGCAGTACACGCGCCGCCAGCTTGCCGATGCGGTAGGCATTTCCAAAAGCAACATCTGGTGGTGGCTGTCTGGCAACAATCAGCACACCATCGACGTGATCAAAGGCATCCTCAGAGAAAGCGGCCTGACGTTTGAGGAAGCGTTCGGAGGTGCGGAATGAAGGTAGGCGACAAGGTGCGGGCGCAGTTTATGACGGTGCCGGAGGAGTTTCCGGGCAAGGCGCGCGGCGAAAAGCTGTACCCGATCCGCGCCGGCGTGGTGACGTACATCTATCCGCAGAGGCGCTATGTGACCGTGGCGATCATGGTAGACGGCAAGGAGATCAAAGAGAGTTTCCGACCGGAGGAGGTGCTGGCATGAACGCGTTTCCCGAGCGCTTGAAGCGCTTGCGGGAGAGAAAGAGAATAAAGCAATATGTCTTATCTGAACTGTGCGGACTGCACCGTGACGCGGTGAGGCGGTACGAGGCAGGGGAGGCTACGCCCACAACGGACGCATTGGAAAGCATTGCTGACAAGTTCGGGGTGTCGGTCGATTATCTGCTCGGACGGACGGATAATCCGATGACCGTGGACGATTATCTAAAAAAATTTTGAAAATTCCCCTTTTAAGGGGAAAAATAAGAAAATCCTATGCAAAAATAGAGGCGTGATGGGGCGAGGCTCTTCACGCCTCTGCTTTTTCATCTGTTTTCTCCCCCCTTGATAGCCCGCCCTTCGGGGCGGGCGGTTGAGGGCAATATGCGGCATAGGTGCCCCGTAAGGGGAGACCACAGCGAGTGACGGGGACTTTCCCTGAAGCGCTAAAGCAGGGCGGGACTGCAATGCCGTACCAATCACACAAGCGGGCGAGGAAGCGCGAGAAGTTAAGTACACACAAGCTGTGGCCACAGCGGCGGACAGTTAATCCGCAAAAACAGTGTGCGGCTGATGAAAAGGCGCAGCGCAGTGTGATTGTGCTGGCAGCTCGGAAAGACGAGCACCCACCCCCTCAATGCAGACGTAGCTCAGTCGGTAGAGCACCGCGCCAGGAGGTATGTCGTTGGTTCGAGTCCCACCGTCTGCACCATAGGCGTGACCTCTTGCCTCGCAGCCGCACGGAGCGTAAGCCTGCGGAAGTGGTCTTTCCTGTGCGCTGTACGAAAGCGGCAGGACGAAGAAATTTATGTATTGGCTGGCACCGGCTTTGTAAAGATGAACGGATGCGACCGACGTACCGGCGCAGGGCTGAAAAGTTCCGTGGGATACCGGCATTGCTGCACTCTGCGCGAGTGCCGAGGCGTTCAATGGATGTGGTGTGGTGGCGGCAATCGTATGATTAGGCCGCTGTGTAAGCAATTCAAACAGAGCGCAATGCCGGAACCCTGTGAAAAGACTAACGCCCAATGTGGGCGGCGTTGTAGCCCATCGGGGCGGGTAAAGTCTGCTATGTAAGGCCAAGGGGCGGGGGCTGGTAGCAAAAAACGAAAGGAAGTGAGCGTATGGCTGGCGGAGCGCCAAGAAAATGGAAAAGCGTAAAGGCAATGCAGGAAGCTATTGACGTTTACTTCAAAAGGTGCGCAGGCGAACCGTTTATCGGAGATGACGGCTGCGCTGTGCGAGATAAGTACGGGGTGCCGATTATCATCAACGCAAAGCCGCCGACAATCACAGGGCTTGCATTGGCGCTTGGATTCACAGGGAGACAAGCGCTGCTGGATTATCAAGCAAGACCGGAGTTCGCGGACACGGTTACGCGCGCGAAGTCACGCTGCGAGGAATACGCCGAATCTCGGCTCTACGACAAAGACGGTGCGAACGGCGCGAAATTCTCGCTTGGCTGTAATTTTGGGTGGCGTGAAATGAACGAGACAAAAATAAGCACGGATTCCGTCAAGGTGGTTATTGATGTCTGATATTCTCTTGTCAGAAAAAATCGGCTCGGCTTTTTACGATGTGGCTCACGATGTGTTTCATCATGGGCACACGCACTACGATTTTAGCGGCGGGAGAGGTTCGCTGAAGTCGTCCACGGTGTCTGTGCTCGTCCCCCTGCTGCTAATAAACAATCCAGGCACGCACGCGCTCGTGCTGCGCAAGGTGGCAAATACGATCCGCGATAGCGTTTATGCGCAGTACATTTGGGCAATCGGGGAGCTTGGCATGGCAGCGTATTGGGAAGCAAAGGTTTCCCCAATGGAGCTGATCTATAAGCCGACAGGCCAGAAGATTATGTTTCGCGGTGCTGACGACCCCATGAAAATCAAATCTATCAAAGTGCCATTTGGGTATATCGCGGTGACGCACTTTGAAGAAAAAGACCAGTTTGCTGGACGCGCGGAAATCCGAAACATTTTACAGTCCACCATGCGCGGAGGCTCGGTGTTCTGGGATTTTGAGAGCTATAACCCGCCTATCTCGCGTGACAACTGGGCGAACAAGGACAGTTTGGAGGAACGCGCCGACCGCTTGTGCCACAAGTCAACGTACTTGCAAGCCCCGCCTGAGTGGCTGGGACAGCAGTTTATCGATGAGGCGGAACACTTAAAAGAGACGGACGAGCGTGCATATCAGCACGAATATCTCGGCATTCCGGTCGGAACGGGCGGCAACGTGTTTGACAAGCTGGAACTGCGGGAGATCACCGATGAAGAAGTAAAAAGTTTCGACCGCATCTATCAAGGGGTGGACTTTGGCTGGTTCCCCGACCCGTTCGCTTTTATTCGGCTGCATTATGATCGGGCGCGAGAGACCATCTATCTGCTGGACGAGATTTATCAAAACAAATTATCCAACGAGCAAAGCGCGACAATGATTAAGCAGCGCGGATATAACAACATCAGGACGGTCTGCGACAGCGCCGAGCCGAAGAGTGTTGCTGATCTCCGCGCAATGGGGCTGCCTGCGTATGAAGCGGTCAAAGGCCCCGGCTCCGTGGACTATGGCATGAAGTTTTTGCAGCGGAGAACAATCGTCATTGACAGGCGACGCACACCAAACGCTTACAATGAGTTTGTTGGATACGAATACGAACGAAACAAAGACGGCGACATTATCAGCGGATACCCGGACGAGAACAATCACCTGATTGACGCGACGAGGTATGCGTTAGAGCCTGTCAGTCGCAGAATGGGAGTTATTGCATGAGTAGTGCAGTTATCCAAAAGCTAAAAGAACTGGGCTATACGACGATCCCGGAAGAGTTTTATAGCCAAGTTGACCTCTGGAAGTCCTGGTATGTTGGGAAAGTAAAGAATTTTCACAGATACCGAGAATATAACGGGCATGAGTGGGTGAAAAAGAAGCGGTCTTCGCTCGGAATGGGAAAGAAAGTTTGCGAAGATTGGGCAAATTTGCTCATGAACGAAAAGGTTAAAATCACGCTTGAAGGCGAAAAAGAACAGAAATTCATTGACCGCATTTTGGAAGAAAACAACTTTACAGTAAAAGCAAACGAAATGCAGGAAATGAAGTCCGCGCTCGGAACGGTTGCATATGTACCGCGCGTCATTGGCCAGAAAGTAAACGACTACGACGCTCCGATTCCCGGAAGTGCGGAAGACATTGCAATCGACTATGTGACGATGGAGCACATTTACCCGCTTTCATGGCGAAATGGCGTGATTACAGAGTGCGCATTTGATAGTGTTGTAACACGGTTCGGACATCAGTATTTGTTCCTGCAAATCTTTAAAAAAGAGCGAACCGGCAAATACACAATCGAAAACAGCATTTATCTGTACGAGAACGAAACGCTGTCGGAAGTTAGCCTTGCATCCGTTGATGGCTTTGAGCGTATCCCGCGTGTCGTCCATACAGGGAGCGCAGAAAAACAGTTTGTGATTGATCGACCGAACATCGCCAACAATTTTGATTATCTCTTGCCTGTCGGCGTCCCTGTTTATGCAAATGCTCTTGATGTGCTGGAAAACGTAGACAAGGCGTTTAACTGCTATGGCAACGAGTTTGACAATGGCGCGTTGCTGCTGATGGTAAAAATGCCAGCAACAAGGTATGAGGACGGAAAACCGACCTTGAACAATAACGATAGCAGATTTTACCTTCTCCCAGAGGACACACAGCAAGGGAACGTTGTTGAACCAATTTCCCCACAGTTAAGAACGCAGCAGTTAAATATCGGGTTGCAAGACCAGCTCAATATTCTTTCCAGCAAGTGCGGGTTTGGCGAGACCTATTATCGTTTTAGTGGCGATAGCATTGCCACGGCTACGCAGGTCATCAGTGAGAATAGCACCATGTTCCGCACGATCAAGAAGCATGAAATTATCCTCGAGCAGGCATTGACTGAGTTGTGCCGTGTTCTTCTCCGGCTTGGGAATACTGCAATGAATGCAGGGCTTGACGAAAATGTAGAAATCTCCATCGACTTTGATGATTCCATCATTGAGGACAAGCAGACCGATTTTTCCCGCGATATGCAACTTTTGACAGCTGGCATTATGAACGATTGGGAGTTCCGCATGAAGTGGATGAACGAGGATGAGGCGACCGCAAAAGCGGCGCTGCCGAAGATGCAGGACATGACAACCGAAGGACAACAGGAGGTAGAGTAATGGGCGGCAGAGGCGGAGCTGGTGGCGGCATTAGAGCCGGAGAATTTGGGCGTGGGCGCGGTATGAGCCTTGCGCGGTTTTTGTCACAGCAGGATATTAACCGAGCAAACGCTTCGTCTGTCACTGATATGGGCGATATTATCAGGCGCACATTTGAGCGCAACGCTGCTGAAATCAATGGGCTTGAGCTGTCGGACGCTGAAAAGAAAGACGCCGTAAAGCAGATGGCAACTCTCGCAACAACGGCGCTCAAAACGGCGGCAGGAGCAGTCAATCCTTATGCAAGTGGGCCTGCACGCCTGACAACGGCGCAGAAAACAGGAAGCGCCGCAGACAGAGCTGCAAGAGCGCGCGGTGAAATGGATAGCTACATGCGGAAATTGCGTGACCAGTCCAGTAAAAACCGCAAAGCAGCAGAAAACAAGGCGTTTTCCAATGCCTTTGTAACAGCGCAAAAGTCCGGCGCGTTGGAAGTTACGGTAAACGGAAAGAAATACCGCAGGGCTAACAAGCGCAGCGGTACATGGAGACCTGTTTAATGGGCGGACGCGGCGCAAGTAGCGGCATGAGCGAAAAGGGCAAGCCTTACGGGAGCGAGTTTAGGACGCTTCTAAAAGCTGGGAACGTAAAGTTTGTAAAGCAAAATGCGGCATTGAACGCAAAAGACCCATTGGAAACTATGACTAAAGGGCGCATTTACGCAACGATAAACGATGAGGGCAAAATAAATGCAATCAGCTATTACGGTGCAGATGGAAAGCGCATAAAAACAATCAATCTCTTACATAGCCATGAACAATTCAAGGGAGAGCACACGCACATCGGGTATTATCACGATGAGGGCGGCACAAGGGGATTGACTGCGGATGAAAAGAAGCTGGTTGCATTCGTAAAAAAGGCTTGGTATAATAGGCATAGCAAGTAGTCGTATAGGGTGATTACACCGTGACTGCGGGAACTCCGGTTAGAATCCGGGCGCTTGCTATGCCGTAAGGTACAGAAATGTATCTTGCGGCATTTTTGTTTTCTGGGGGATTTATGATTAACTTTGAAAATCTTGACAAGTTCACATTCCTCGGCGTGGGCAAGTACGATATTCCGCAGATCGAGCCGGTCAAGGCATACCCACAAGGTGAGTTTGTCCCCGTGAATTACCATTACACAGCGAAAGACACGAAAAGCAAGATTGTGCATTTCTTCGTGGACGATTACCAGTTCATTCGATATTGGAACACGCCGGACAAATACATTCCGAAACTGTCGCAGTTTGCGGCAGTGTGCGCGCCGGACTTCTCCACCTACACGGATATGCCGCTGGCGATGCAGATATACAACCATTACCGGAAACACTGGCTAGCGGCGTACTGGCAGCTGCACGGCATGACGGTATACCCATCTATTTCATGGAGTGACGAGGATAGTTACGATTGGTGCTTTGATGGTGAGCCTGTCGGCGGAATAGTGGCGGTTAGTTCGGTTGGCACACAGCAGAATAAAGAAAGCAAGCGTCTGTTTCTTCGCGGCTACGAGGAAATGATGAAACGGCTTTCACCGGAATGGGTGATATTCTACGGGAAAGTGCCGGAAGAATGCGATTGGAATGTAATCCGCGTTCAGCCGCACTATGACAATATTGTGAAACGGAGGAAAGCAAATGAAATATCCGTTTCAGCCGGAAGTTCTTGACGCGCTGCCGGAAGAACTGGCAGAGCTGTTCCGGGCGCTTGAAATATCGTTGCTGGAGGAAATCTGCTCCCGGCTGAAAGCTGCGGGTGAGCTAAACGAGGCAACAGTGCAGGACATCCGGGCGCTGCGGTCACACGGCATCGATCTAAAAGAGATTGAGAAAGCAATTCGCAAAACTTCCGGTATCAGCGAATCGAAGTTGAATGAGCTGCTTGACGATGTTGTAAAGCGCAACCAAAAGTATTACACCGAGTTGATTGACCTTGCGCACATCACACAGCCGGAAACGCTGGTAAGCATAGAAGATACTTGGGCGATATACGAGCAGACGAAGCAAACACTGCGCAACATAACGCGCTCAATGGGCTTTTTAGTGAACGCTGGCCGCACAATGCTACCCCCCGCCAAGGCGTACCATTGGGCTTTAGATGCTGCTACGTTGAAAGTAGAAAGCGGGGCTATTTCTTATGGGCAAGCCATCAAAGACGCCGTTAGGGAGCTTGCAAGTGGCGGCCTGCTCGTGGTGGACTATGAGAGCGGACACCGTGACCATGTAGACGTAGCTGTCCGGCGTGCCGTAATGACAGGCGTATCGCAGCTGTGCAGTAAGTACACGGAGCAAGCGGCGGAATACTTAGAAACGCCGTATTATGAAGTGTCTGCCCACGCCGGGGCGCGTGATGTGCCGGGGCGGTCGCCCTGGTCATCGCACAAGGACTGGCAAGGCAAAGTGTATTCCACACGCAGCGGCGACATCTATCCAAACATTTACGAGGTCTGCGGTCTGGGTGCTGTGGATGGCCTGGAAGGAGCTAACTGCCGCCACCGCCGTTTCCCCTGGGTGGAGGGCGTAAGTGAGCGCACATACAATGACGAACAGCTTGAGCATATCGACGATGGTTTGGGCTGTACGTTTGAGGGCAAGACCTATACGGCATACGAGGCCACGCAGGAGCAACGGCGCGTTGAACGCGAGGTGCGTAAGCTAAAGCGCGAAAAAGCCGCTTACAAGGCCGCAGGATTGCGCGAAGAAGAACAGGCGGTAAACATACGGCTACGGCGGTTAAACGCCAAATACAAGGCGTTCAGCGCGGCGGCAGGGCTGCCGGAGCAGTGGGAGAGAACGAAGGTGCTGTATTGAATTGGGAAGAAGCCAGAAAGGCAACCGAATTTTGTAATACGCAGCGGGGAATGACGCTGTGGAAATAAAAGGAGACGAAACTATGACTTTTGATGAAATACTGGCTGACCCTACCTATAAGGCGGAGTTTGACAGGCGAATCACAAAGGCACTTTCGACTGTCCAGAGCAAGCTGGACGCGGAAGTGGAGAAGAACAAGCAGTTTGCGGCGAACGGCAGCGCGGAAACGGAAGCGCTCAAAAAGGAGATCGAGGGCTACAAGTCCAAGATTGCCGATTATGACTACGCAGATGTGATTCGTAAGACGCTTGCTGAAAAGGGCGTGAAATTCAGCTCTAAAGCTGCGGAAAAGGCATATTTGGCAGACCTGAAAGCAAAGCACCTTGAAATCAAGGACGGTGCGCTTGATGGATTTGACGAATGGCACAAGGCGCAAGTCAGCGCCGATCCGTCCGCGTTCCAAGACGGCGTAAAAATCGACTGGTCCGCTGCTGTTGGCAGCGGCGAAAAGAAAACAGATACCAATGCCGCGATGAACAATCTGATTCGCGGCGCACTCAAGTAACGAAAAGGAGATTATAACATGGAAAGTATTGATCGTTCCGCACTTTCCGGCCTTATCCCGGAACCCGTAACCCGCGAAATCATGCAGGGCGCTATCGCCGAATCTGCAGTTCTTCGTATGGGTCGCAGACTGGCAAATATGTCCAGTAAGACGCAGACCATTAACGTGCTCGACGCGCTTCCCTCTGCGTATTTTGTCAACGGCGAAGCCACTGACGGCGGCGCTGGTGAGGCATTCAAGCAGACCACAAAGATGGCGTGGGACAAGAAGAAGCTGTACGCCGAGGAGATCGCTGTTATCGTCCCCATCCCTGAAGCCGCTTTGGATGATGCGGACTATGACATTTGGGGCGAGGTCAAGCCCCGTCTGACCGAGGCTTTCGGTAAGGTCATCGACGCCGCTATCCTGTTCGGCACCAACAAGCCCAGCACTTGGCGCACCGGCGTTGTGCCCGCTGCCATCGCTGCCGGTAACGGCGTGCCCGTCGGCACCAGCGTGTTCGATGACATCATGGGCGAGAACGGCCTGATCTCCAAGGTTGAGCTGGACGGCTTCAACCCCAACGGCGTGATGTCCGCTATCCAGATGCGCGGCAAGCTGCGCGGCCTGAAGGACACCACCGGCCAGCCCATCTTTAAGTCCGATATGCAGGGCGCTACCCGTTACGGTCTGGACGGCATGGATATGTACTTCCCGATGAACGGCGCGTTTGACCCCAATCAGGCGCAGATGATCGTCGGCGACTGGAGCCAGCTGGTGTACGCCATCCGTCAGGACATGACTTTCAAGATCTTCACCGAGGGCGTGATTCAGGATCCCGCTACCAAGGCCATTACCTACAACCTGATGCAGAACGACATGGTCGCGCTCCGCGCCGTCATGCGTCTGGGCTGGGAGATCGCCAACCCCGTCAACGCCTACAACGTGGACAAGGCCAATCCGTTCCCGTTCTCCGTGTACGGAAAGGGCGGCGACATCTCCGCTGTTACCGTCTCGCCCGCTACCGCGACTATGGCAAAGGGCGACAGCAAGGCATTTACTGCTGCCGTTACCGGCGAGGGCATTATCAACGGTGAGGTCGAGTGGAGCCAGAATGGCACGAAGTCCAAGATCAGCGAAGACGGCTTGCTGACCATCGACTCCGCTGAGACTAAGACCAGTATCACCGTCACGGCCAAGTCCAAGCAGGACGGCACCAAGACCGGCACTGCTACCGTTACCGTTTCTTGATATGAAAGGAGCTGACCCGTATGACATACGCTGATTATACATACTACGCCGGAATCTATGTGGGTTCTGTGAGCGAGGAAGATTTTCCGCGTCTGGCTGTTCGGGCCAGCTCTTTCCTCGACTACTACACGATGGGGAAAGCTGAAAGCCACGCCGATTTGGATGCGGTAAAGATGTGCTGCTGTGCGTTGATCGACCAGTACGCTTTGCTGGATGCGGCGCAGAAGGCGGCGACAAAAAGCCTTGCCAATGCAGGCGACCCGGAAACCAAGAGCGAATCGGTAGGCAGCTATTCCCGCACGCTCACGACCGGTGGCGAAGCGGCAAAGTCTGTGCTGGATGCGGCAAGCACCAGTAAACAAATGCTTGCAAACCTGTGCAATGAGTATCTGGCGCATACCGGACTTTTGTATCGGGGAGGTGACTGCAAATGTACGCTCCCCACGCTGTAACGATCTACAACTCCGTCAAGGAAACCGACCCGGCAACATTTAAGGACGTTACTAAGCTCTATGTCACGATTTTACGCGGCGTGCTGTGTGAAGCGTCAAAGGGCGCAAATGTGCGCAAGACTGGGTTAGAGGGCGCGGATGCGGTCAACCTGTATATCCCGTTTTCCGTAGAAGCAATAGACGTAGCGACGGGTAAGCCCAAGAAATACGTCGGGCCGCAGGAGTTTTACCGTGCCACAGATAAGGCCGGACTGTGGACGCTTTCAGTCAGCGGCAACGGTGGGGTTACGTTTTTCATCAAGGGCGAGTTTATCACCGACAAGGAAGATGTGGCGCTTTCACAGGATAACTGTTGGAATCTGACAAAGGTAGATGCAATGGACTTTGGCAGCGAAGATATGCAGCATTGGGAATGCGGAGGCGTATGAGATGGCGCTGAAATTTACCATCAACGTCTCTGGCATGGATGCAGTCAAAGAATCCATTGCAAACGCTTGCAGTCGCGCAGAACACACGCTTGCGGTACAGGTGGCAAAAGATACCGCGCCATTTGTCCCGATGCGCACAGGATCGTTGAAGACGCGGACGCGGGTATCCGGAAACGAGATTATCTACCCCGGCCCATACGCTCGGTATCTCTATTACGGCAAGCTGTACGTTGATCCGCTGACGGGAAGTTCCTATGCGAGAAAAGGCGTAACAAAAGTTCCGGCGGTGCCTGAGAAAGACCTGAAGTTTTGGCATCCAAATACATCTTCGCACTGGTTTGAAGTGTCGAAAGCTCAAAACCTCCCAAAGTGGCTACGTGTAGCAGAAAAGGCGGTAAAGAATGATCTCCAAAGAAAAGACCGTAACGCTTGCGTCAAGCGTTGAAAAATCCGATCTCGACCGCCTTGTATTGATTTGGGCAAACAAATGCCCCAATATCCCTGATAACGTGGAACTGATCAAGTACGAGTATTTCGCGGCGAAAACGGTAGGCATGGCGCTTTCGTCCGTGCAAGGCGCTGTTATCACCAAGAAGTATATCTGCGGCGGGTATCAGGCGGAGTATTCGTTTGAAATCCACTACCAGATCGCGCCTCCGGGGACAAGCGATGACACGCGCTTAAAGGCAGTCGAGGCTTTAAACAAATTTGCGGACTGGGCCAACACACAGCGCCCGGACATTGGAGAGGGGAGACGCGCCCTGCGCGTAGAGACAGCGGCTTTTGCGTCGTATCTCGGCGCAACCAGCGACAAATACGAGGACTATATGGTTCCTCTTAAACTAACATACGAGGTGAATGTATAATGGCAGATTTAACTTTTGCGACCTCCGAAGGCCAGACCATTGACCGCGAGCTTTTGATTGCGTATCTGAATACCGGCACGTCATCGGCTCCCGTTTGGAGCGCCATCGGTAAGCGCGTGGAAGATTCCACCGAGGAAATGGACTGGGGGCAGGAGAGCAAGCAGGACATTCTCGGCAACACCTTTACCACCATGAAAAAGCCCGTTATCACGCAGACGTTTGACCCGATTCCTTTGGATGCGGGTGACGCGGCGGCGGTCAAGATGTGGAATCTTGCGGTCAAAGATCACGACGCGCAGGCGCTTGCCAATCAGGACATGATGATTGGCCACTTCTACGCCACGAGCGGCGACGCGAAGTTTGCCGAGCGCTATGATTCCTGCGCAATTGCGGTCACGTCCATCGGCGGCGACGGCGGCGGCACGCTCAACATTGCGAGCGAGATCACTTACGGCGGCAATCGGACGCTTGGCACGATTACCAAGAGCGCCAGCGGCGTGACCTTTACGGCAGATACCTAAAGACAAAGGGGCGGGCATAGACCCGCCCCAATTTGGAGGATATTATGAGCGAAATTATTTCCATCAATTCCGGTGTAGTCCGAAAGACGCTTGAAACGACGGATGGCAAGACCTGTGAGCTGGCCTTTAACGCGACGGACAGCACCTTCGTGGAGAAGCTGTTCAACGCCTTTGATACGCTCGACAAAAAGCAGGAAGCGTACAAGGCGGAGGTCGAAAAGACCGCAAACAAGCGAGAGGTGTTCGAGACGGCCCGCAAGATGGACGAGGAGATGCGCGACATCATCGGCGAAGTCTTTGGCTTCGACATCTGCTCGGCTCTGTTTGGAGGCATGAACGTGTACGCGCTGGCGGACGGCCTGCCTGTTTGGGCCAACCTGATGCTCGCCATCATGGATGAGGTGGATACTGCATTCTCCCGTGAGCAGAAGGCGACCAATCCGCGCATCAGCAAGTACACGAAGAAGTATCACAAGTGAGATACGACCTTCCGACTGCCGTAGAGGTGAACGGTACGGAATACCCGATCCGAACGGATTTTCGGGACATCCTGACCATCATTGAAGCGCTCTCCGACGCAGAGTTGAGCGAGCAGGAAAAGGCCGAAACGATGCTCGACATTTTCTACCCGGACTTTGAGACGATGCCGCCGGACGATTACGAAGAAGCGATAAAGCAATGCGCTCTGTTCATCAATTGCGGCGATGGCCCGCGAGACGAAAAGCGCGGGCCGAAGCTGATGGACTGGCAGCAGGATTTCCCGCTGCTCGTGGCTCCAATCAATCGTGTGCTCGGCAAAGAGGTGCGATCTGTGGACTATCTGCACTGGTGGACGTGGATCGCGGCGTATCAGGAGATTGGGGACTGCACCTTTGCGCAGGTCGTTGCTATCCGCAGCAAGCGGGCAAAGGGGAAAAAGCTCGATAAGAGCGAGCAGGAATTTTACAAGCAGAACCGACAGCTGGTAGATTTCAAGCGACAGTACACGGAGCAGGACAAAGATGTCATCAGTCGTTGGGTGTGAAAAACCGCCCTCCGAAGAAGGCGGCAAAATTCAAGCGTTTGGCATAACGGAAACCGTGTTGCTTGTTTCAAGTGTGTTGTAGTTTTTAGAGTCTAAAACATTCAGCTTAAACTCGACATTTGATATTTCGCTTAATGGGGTTTCACAAAAAACAACAAATGACGCTCTCACATTTTTGGAAGGAAGTGCCGTAATCGGCAAGCCCGAACCGCTTTGACAATGCGTATTATCCACATAAACATCATCGAGCAAATAGGTGCATTCCTCGCCCCCGATGTTGCTGATTTTTATATCAATGTAAAAACAGCCAGTCAATCCGCTTGCTTCCCAGCATTTTAAATATTCGGCGGTGTAATTATCTCCACTAAATGTAATTGCATCCGTTTCATCTTTTAAATCCTGGGTTTCGTCACTAAGAGGATTTGGCGCTATGGACGAAACGCTATTTGCATTTGACGCTTCTGAGCCATCCGATGTTGGAAGAGATACGCATACAACAAAAAGAACAAAGAATGTGGCAAGGGATATTAAAGCGATATTCTTCCTCTTTTTCCTGATTGCAAGGATAACCAAAGTGAGCAATGAGACAACAAACCCTGCGATACTTAACAAGCCTAAAATAGCAATCATTTTAATCCCTCCTTTTATCAGAATAGCACATAAAAAATAAAACGCAAGTAGAAAGTGTGGTGATTTTGTGGCGAATGCAGACGGTTCTGTTGTTATCAATACGGAATTAGACGCGAAAAACGCGCAAAAAGAATTGACTGCGCTTGAAAAAAAGATTGATGCACTCAATGAAAAAATCAGCGACAAAAAGCAGGAGCAAATGCCCTTGGTTGAGCAGTCTAAGCAGATCGCAGCAAACCTCGATGCAGCCAAAGCCCAGCTTGACCAAATGCGGAACGGTGACGAGTTTTACACGGCTGGCGCAATAAAGGAGCAAGAGCAAACAGTAAAAGCTCTTCAAAAAGAGTGGGATTCCGTGCAGAACAAAGTAGAGCGCATGGATACCTCGATTGCGCGAGACACGCGAAGCCTTGAGCGCATGACTAATAGAGCCGGAGATTTGTCTAAACAAATTATGGCAGCAAAAGAAAACGCCAAAGGGATTTCTCCGGCGGCACAGGCAGCCAGTAAACAAATGGACAAATTTGTGAGCCACATTAAAACGCTCGCCAAAAGAGTGCTTGTTTTTTCGCTTATTACCAAAGCTCTCAGAACGTTAAAGAGCTATATGTGGAGCGCGATCCAGACCAACGATAAGGCGATGGCGGCGGTCGCCAAGCTGAAAGGAGCGTTGCGAACGCTGGCCCAGCCGATCGTCAACGTGGTCGTTCCGGCGTTTACCGTGCTCGTCAATGTCATCACGCGCGTGGTCAACGCCATATCCGAGCTGGTCTCCATGATCTTTGGAACGACTGCCGAGGAATCTGCAAAGGCAGCGGAAAGCCTTTACGAAGAATCGGACGCGCTGGACAAGACCGGGAAGTCTGCAAAAAAGGCAAGCAAATCCCTTGCGTCGTTCGATGAAATCAACAAATTGTCGGGAAGTCAGGAAGAGAATAAAGCCCCGGACTTCTCAACCGGCATCAACGACCAGCTTAGTGCCATCATGGAGTTGTTTACCGGCGCGGCCCTGCTGGCGATCGGTGCGGCGTTGGCGTTCTCCGGCGTAAATGTCCCTCTCGGCATTGGGCTGATGGCGATGGGTGCGCTTGCCATTTGGGGTGCGGTCAGCACCGACTGGAGCGCGATCCAAAATGCTTTGAAAGGGCCGATCGGAGCTGTTACGGGCATCTTGTCCGCGGCCCTGCTGGCGATTGGCGCGATTATCCTGTTCTCCGGGGCTAACATTCCTCTTGGCTTGGCGCTCATGGTCGCCGGAGCGATAGGCTTGGCGACGGCGGTAGCGGCAAATTGGGACACGATCAAAGCACTTTTACAAGGCCCCCTCGGCATCGTTACTGCGATCATCAGCTTCGCGCTCCTTGAGATCGGCGCTATCCTGTTGTTCTCCGGTGCGAACATCCCGCTTGGCCTCGGCTTAATGGTCGTGGGCGCGATGGGAATGGCGGCGGTCATTGCGGCGAATTGGGACACCATCAAGGCATTGCTTCAAGGCCCTATCGGAGCTGTCACGGCGATGCTCTCAGCGTCCTTGCTCGTTCTCGGCGCTGTGCTGGCTTTCAGCGGCGCAAATGTTCCGATCGGCCTCGGCCTTATGATTGCGGGCGCAATTGGGCTGGCGACGGCGGTAGCGGCAAATTGGGACACGATCCAGACCGCCTTGCAAGGCCCCATCGGCGCAATCACGGCGCTCGTCAGCAGCGCACTGCTCGTACTCGGCATCATCCTGACCCTGACCGGCGTTGCACTTCCAATCGGCATTGGGCTGATCGCTGCCGGAGCGGTCGGGTTGGTCGCTACGGTCGCGGTCAACTGGAACGCTATCACCGAATACCTCGGCGGCCCAATCGCGGCGATCATTTCGCTGGTCAGCGGCGCTCTGCTCGTCTTAGGTGTTCTTCTGGTGTTTACCGGCGTGGGCATCCCGCTCGGAATGGGCATGATCGTTGCGGGCGCGGCGGGCCTCGCGTCGGTAGCGGTAGTCAATTGGGACTACCTGAAGAACAAGCTTAGTGAGACGTGGGACGGCATCAAGGAGTGGTGGAACGCCAACGTCGCCAAATACTTTACGATCGAGTATTGGCAGGACTTGGGCAAAAACATCATCGACGGATTGCTGAATGGCTTGAAATCCGCATTTGAAAGCGTCAAGTCTTGGGCATCCGGCGCGATGGACACCATCAAAAGCGCATTTACCGGCGGCTCAGTCAAGACCAGTATGCCGCCCATTAATTCCGCTTCCATCCCCCGTTTGGCGACCGGCGCGGTCATTCCCCCGAACAGGGAATTTCTTGCGGTGCTCGGCGACCAAAAGCAGGGCAACAACATCGAGGCTCCCGCTGCTGCTATCGAGGCGGCGGTGGCGCGCGGCATGGCGCAGTATGGCGGCGGCAACCAGACGGCGATCCTCAAGATCGGCGAACAGGAACTGGGACGCATTATCTTCAAGCTCAACAAGGATCAGACGCAACGTGTCGGCATCCAAGTGACCTAAGGCGGTGGCTATGAATTACATCAAACTCAATGGGACATCGTTTGATGTCAACGTAGCAATATCCAAATACAACGAGAACTTCAATGTTTTGGACGGAGAGAATGCCGGACGTTCTAAAGACACCGGGCGAATGATTCGCGATGTGCTCGGAACGTACATCGGGCACAAGATCACGGTGTTTCGCCGAGGCGATGATTACCAGAGCTATGACGCATTTTGGAACTACCTGAAGGCTCATTCGGTGGATGACTCCGTGCTACTCGAAGCGGCGGATGGAAACACGACAATTTCTTATCGGGCGTATTATACGAGCGCTTCGCACGACATTGAAAAGGTCGAAAACGGCGTGAATTACTGGGGAGAGATCGAGATCCATTTCATCCCCATTGCGCCTCAGATCACACCGTAAGGAGGGCTTATGGACTATATTTTGATCGGCTCTTACCAATTCGACCGCGTCGCATCAAAAGACGATATGCGCCTGGATTACTGCTCAACATACCGAGAGGTCGAGTTGGATGAAAGCATCCTGTCTTTTGACACCATGAACGCTGAGGTATGCACGACTACGGTAGGCGCGCAGCTTTCCGCGTTGCCGGATAACACGCCTGTTATTATTTATCGAAACGATAAAGTCTTTACAAGGTTTGTTAAGCGGAGCATTTCGCGCATCGGGCCAAGCACATATCAGATCGTGGGGCGCTCTCCGATGGGCGCGCTTACAAACATGAAGCACCGCGGCGGCATCTACACGGGCGAGACCGTCGCCGAGGTCGTCACCGACATATGCGGGAACATCCCTGTTTTAGTCAAAAGCATTTTTGCCGAAATTAAGCTTTACGGTTGGCTTCCATACGCGGACGGGAAATCGCGCTCGGCAAGAGACAACCTCGCACAAGTTCTTTTTGCCATCGGCGCATATCTCGGGACAGATTTGAATGGCGTTTTGCGCGTTGATCCACTATGGGACGGAACGGCATCGATAATTGATGATGGGCGCCCCTATACGGGCGGAACGGCCAACTATGATCCGCCCGTCTCCGCTGTGACGGTGGCGGAGCACCAGTATGTCGCGGGAGCGGAAGAAAAGGAGCTATTTTCCGGTACGGCGCAGAATGGCGACATCATTACCTTCTCCGAGCCGATGCACTCGCTTTTGGCGAACGGCTTTTCCATTCTCGAGAGCGGGGCGAACTACGCAAAAATCTCTGCCGGAACGGGAACTCTCAAGGGAAAGGCATATATCCACAACACACGCCTTGTGACAAGGACGGTCACAAAAGACGTGCCTGAGAATGTGGAGTCCTTTTTGGACGCAACACTCGTCTCCCTTGTCAATTCCTCCGCTGTCGCCAAAAGGCTGGCAGACTATTATAAATGCCGAGAGACCATCACCAACGGCATTGTAAGCGGGCAGGAAAAGCCCGGACATGTGGTCAGCGTCTATCACCCCTACGATAAAAAGATGGTCTCTGCGTGCATCGTGAGCCTTGACACGACCATGAGCGGCACACTCAAGAGCGAAATGGCGGCGCTCGTCGGCTTTCTGCCCCCGCAGCCGGAAACCACGGAATACTACGACGAGCGCGTACTGCTCACCGGCTCCGGCGAGTGGGAATCAGTAATAGACGGTGAAATTCGTGTTGTGGTTATTGGCGGCGGCGAAACGGGCGCAAGCGGAAGCGCAGGCAGCTCGGCAGGCATTTCTTCGCAGTCCAAAAGCGGGTCATCCGGCTCCTATTCCGGTTCGTCCGCCGGTCAAGGCGGCGAAGGCGGCGAGGGTGGCTCCGGCGGAAAAATTTTAATCGCATCGCTAAATGTAATAACCGGGCAAAAATTTCAATATGCGGCTGCACAGCCTGCCGGAAACAGCACATTTGGGGAATTGTCAAGCGCGTCCGGTGAAGCCTCAGCCGATGGCTATTATGATTTGGTGACGCAAACTTTTTTCGGTCGAAAAGGCGCGAACGGTATAAAGGGTGGAAACGGAGGTTCCCCCGGAAATAACGGTCAAGCAGTCGGCGATTATCTCGGGGGCTACGGGATCAACAGCAAAACGGTAAGACAAACCAAGTACGGGACATCGGGAACTGTAACGGCAAACGGATGGGGCGGCGGCGGTGCTGCACAAGGAGCAAACGGCGCGACTTCGGCAGGAGAGGTCTATATCAACCTATACGGCGAGTTCAATTCGAATGATCCCTCTCAAAGCGTTGTTACGCTTAGCGGCAACTGTTCAGGCGGCGGCAAAGGCGCAAACGGAGCCAACGGAAATGACGGCGAAAACTATGGCGACGGCGGAGACGGCGGTCACGGCGGCGGTGGTGCCGGTGCAGTCGGTACGCTCAGCATGTCGTTTTCGCCATCCGGCAAAAATCCGAAAACAGAAACGGGCGGAGCATGGGCGACCGGCGGCTCTGCGGGCGCAGGCGGCGCAGGCAAGCCCGGCTGCATCATCATTTACTACCGCAAGAAAAAAGAGCTTCAGTCCGGCCCGCTCGTGACCAGCAACAACCTTGGCCTGCTCGATTCCCTCGGGCGGAGAATGATCGTTTAAGGAGGTTTTTATGCCGAACGATTATTACACCATGCTCTACACCGGCGAGAAGACCGACGAGCTATTGCAGCGCGTGGACGAGGGCGAGATCATCATCCCCTCCTCGACGGCGGGCAGCACGAAAAAATTCAAGCTGACGGTGGACGACACCGGCGCCGTCAGCGCAACGGAGGTGACGACGTAATGGTACAGGGCGACGCTTACTCCATCGACGTGGAGATCACCAACGAGGGCCAGACGCTCAGCCCCCCGGCCGTCTCTCTGGTCGAGATCGCGCTGCTGAACCTCGTCAAGACCTATCCGGGCGATGTCACGTTTTCCGACGGCAAATTTCACTTTCCCCTCACGCAGACGGAGACATTCGGGCTTCCGACCGTCTGCCCCATGCAGGTGCGCGTGAAGTTCCCGAGCGGCGACGTGATCGGCTCGGAAATGCAGCGCCTTGACGTCAAGCGTGCGCTGAGTAGGAAGGTGATCTGATGGTCACGTTCGAGTTGACGCAGAAAACGGCGCTCTCGGTAGCGTTTGACGTCACCATCCGCGGGGACGGCGGAGGCGAGCCGTATGACGGCCCATATACCGTGACGCCCGGCTTTGAGACGCAGGAGCTTGCCACAAAGGACAAGATTCTGAAAGACAATGTGACCGTTGATCCCATTGCAGTCGCCCGTGTGGAAAACCCCGCGGGCGGAAAAACAATTTTTATCGGAGGTATTTTCAATGGCTGAAAATCAGTACAACAGCAAAATCGTACTCTCGAGCGGCGAAGTCCTCATGGACCTCACTCAGGACACCGTGGTCGCGGACAAGCTCCTCAAGGGCTTTACCGCGCACGGCAAGGACGGCGCACCCATCACCGGCTCATGCGAGTTTGACGCGGACACCAGCGATGCCACCGCGGGCGCGGCGGAAATTCTGGACAGCAAGACAGCCTATGTCACTGGCAGCAAGGTCACCGGCACCATGCCAAACAATGGGGCAAAGACGCTCAGCATCACGGAAAAGGGCAAGCCGGTCACCATCCCTCAGGGCTACCACGACGGCAGCGGCAAGGCGCAGATCGACGCAGCCGAAGAGGCGAAGCTGATCCCCGCCAACATCCGCGAGGGCATCACCGTCCTCGGCGTGCTCGGCACGATGTCCGGCAGCGAGGGAATGAAGCCGCAGGCCAAGAGCGTCACGCCCACGTTTGCCTCGCAGGAGGTCCTGCCCGACGAGGGATTCAACTGCCTCTCCTCCGTTACGGTGGCGGCGATTCCCATTGCCTACACCGACAATGCGCAGGGAGGCAAGACGGTCACTATCGGCTGAGGAGGTGCGGCATGGCTAACAACAAAGTCCAGCTCAGCGACGGAACAGTTCTGCTTGACCTGACCGGGGACACCGTAACGCCGGAGACGCTTATGTCCGGTGCCACCGCGCACGACGCAGCGGGAAATCGGATCAACGGCGCGGTTGCGCCTGTCCGATACGATGTTGCTCAGGATCTGACACCCGCCCAAAAAGAACAGGCGCGGGACAACATCGGGGCATCTGCAATTGTGACCATGCACAAGGTGACGCTGACGGTGGCAGGGTGGGATTCCAGTACCAAGAAGCAGACGGTGATAGTTTCCGGTGTCCTCGCTGATGGAACAAAGCAGAGGGTGATCTGTTCCCCCGTTGACGAAAGCTATGACAGCGCGTGGAATACCTGCTATGTGCAGTGCGTCGGCCACGGGGCGGATTCTCTGACCTTCCAGTGTGATGAGATCCCGACGGCAGCCGTGGAGGTTTTCGTTTCCATCCAGCCGGTCAGCTTTGCATCGTGAGGTGATGGCATGATCGTAAACTATCCAAGGATGAGACGCCGTGCAGCGTGGCCAGATGACCTCGATACAGCATTAGAATTTGCATCGGCAAATCCATTTTCTATTTCGGCTCCACTTAATTGGGATGGCAAATTAGAATATACTAACGGAAGCGGATGGAAAACGTGGGATGGCAGCGATATTGCTTCCGGTAAAATCGAAAACAATCATTGCATTTATCTCAGAGGAATTGGGAATTCAAAAATAACCGGAGAATCTTCCAACCGCGCAAAGTGGAACATTAGCGGGACAAATATCATCTGCAACGGGGATATCGACCTCCTATTAGACTATTCGCTCGTAAAAAGCGGGAATCTCCCCTCAATGGCGAACTACTGCTACGCCTACATGTTCTATGGTTGCACGAGCCTCACGGCAGCACCGTCGCTGCCCGCAACTACACTGGCGAGCTACTGCTACTTCTCCATGTTCTATGGTTGCACGAGCCTCACAACAGCACCGTCGCTGCCTGCAACTACGCTGGCGAACTACTGCTACTTCTTCATATTCCAAGGTTGTACGAGCCTCACAACAGCACCGTCACTGCCTGCAACTACGCTGGCGAGCAACTGCTACGCCTACATGTTCCAACGTTGCACGAGCCTCACAACAGCACCGTCGCTGCCTGCAACTACGCTGGCGAGCGACTGCTACCGCTACATGTTTTCCGGCTGTACGAGCCTCACAACAGCACCGTCACTGCCTGCAACTACGCTGGCGAGCAACTGCTACCGCTACATGTTCCAAAGTTGCGCGAGCCTCACAACAGCACCGTCGCTGCCTGCAACTACGCTGGCGAGCGACTGCTACCGCTACATGTTCCAAGGTTGCACAAAAATCAAACTATCCACAACGGCGTCCGGAACATATACCAAGTCGTACCGCATACCCAAAAACGGAACCGGGACAACAGCTTCCGGTGCGCTCGATAGTATGTTTGCCAATACGGGAGGCACGTTCAAGGGGACACCGGAAATCAACACCACCTACTATTTGGACAAGTCCAACACCATTGTGTGAAGGAGATCATCGGCGAGAAATACACCGATGATAAATAAATTTTGAACGAAGAAAAGGAGAACAAAACTATGACTACTACTCGTATCGCATCCGACGGCAAGCCCATCAAGGTCACGGGCATCCCCGCTGGCTTGAGCGAAAACTCGGGCATCAAGAACAGCATCGTGCAGCCCGTCATGGCGCGCGACCTTTCCCGTGCCGGCACGGAGGTATATGTCGCCCCCTGCTACAAGCTCACCTACGACGAGGACGGCTACTGCGTCAAGATGACGACCTGCGCCATCCCCGAGGACATCGCGGAAAAGCTCGCGGAGCTGAACAAGTAAACAGGGCGGGGGCTATCCCCCGCTCTATCCTAAGGAAAGAGAGACAACGCCTATGGAAGATTTGGCTGTAAAGCTGCAGGAGGTCAAGGACCGCTCGCTCCGAAACGAGGGGCGCATCAAGCAGTTAGAGGTAGATCAGCGGGCGCTGAATGAATTGGCGCTGTCGGTCAAAGAGCTGGCGACCGACCAGACGAACATGAAGGAGGACATCGGCGAGATCAAGGCCAATGTGCGGAGCCTGACGGCCGTGCCGTCCAAACGCTGGGAGAAGGTCGTGGAGCTGATGATCGCGACCGTCGTGGGCGCGTTCATGGCGTGGCTTTTGACAGGGGGCGCGGTATGAGGGACATCAAAGGCTCCACCTCAGAGGAAATCCGCATGATAAAGGCCATCCAGCGCTCCGTCGGGGCGCTGGACAACGGCTGGATCGGAAACCAGACTTTGAGCGACATCGCCGCAAAGCTCGGCGCGGACTGCTTCCCGCTCAACGTCGAGCTGTATGGACAGCCCTGCATCCTCGCGCGGGACATCGAGCCCGTCAATATGAGCGGTCCGCTGCCGAAAAACGCGATCTCGGGGAGCTTTTCTTGGCAGGGCGCGCCGTGCAGCATCCTGGTGCGCGGCGGCAAGGTCGTGCGCGACTGGAGCTGTCACTATCCCCGCCCTGAGAGCGTGCTCTACAAGACCACGGACGGCGCGGTGCGCATTGCCCGCGTGTCCTCGGCGGCGGCGCTGGGTGACGTCGTGTGGGCGGTCGGTGGTATGGGATTGCTCGGCAATTATAACCCTGCCGCAGAAGGCTTCACAGGGGCGTACAGCGACGTGCTGCGCAAGACCAACCACACCGTCCTTGGCTACAAGGGCGGGCTGCTCTACGGCTTTTACTGCCGCAGCATGACCGCGCAGCAGGTCAACGCCTTTTGTCGGGACAAGCTCAAGCTGGAATACGCCGTTATGCTCGACGGCGGGCACGTCGCCGCCATCAACGGCGCGTGTAATAAAATCAACACACAGACGCGGCAGTTCTATGCCGTGCGGTTTCTGTAAAGGAGGCAAAAATGCAAAATCGAATTGCCAATCTTCTCACGGTCAAGAGCATCGTGACCATCGTGCTCACGGCGGTTTTCTCGGTGCTTGCCCTGCGCGGCAGCATCAGCGGGACGGAGTTTCTGACGATCTTCACGACCATCATCGCCTTCTACTTCGGCACGCAGACCGAAAAGAAGAAAAATGAAGAGGTTTCTTGAGACCCTGACCGCGTGGGAGAGGTCCGTGCGCGGCGATGCGGTGCACAAGCGCATCGTGGACGCCTACAACAGCTTTCTGCCCCATCCGCGCGGCTACAAGCTGACCTACACCGACGACTACTGCGCGGCGATGGTGAGCGCGGCGGCGATCCTCTGCGGCCTAACGGAGGTCATTCCCATCGAGTGCAGCTGCGGCGAGCAAATGCGCTGGTATCAAGCGCGCGGCCAATGGATTGAGGACGATGCGCACGTCCCCCAAATCGGCGAGCAGGTGTTTTACTACTGGAACGACCGCAAGGACTACGCCCTCACGGACTGCACCGGCGCGCCCAACCACACGGGCATCGTGACCGCCTGTGACGATCAGAGCTTCACGGTGTTCGAGGGCAACAAGGGTAAAGCTCACGAGTGCGGCTATCGGACGTTGGAAATCAACGGGCGGTATATTCGTGGCTTCGGCGTGCCGAAATACCCCGCGGACAAGACCGTGCTCACACGCGGCGACAAGGGCGCGGAAGTCAAGAAATTGCAGGAATTTCTCAATGTCTGCGGGTACGAGCTGGACGTGGACGGTTCATTCGGCTCCGCGACGCAGAAGGCATGGGGAGAATATGTTTACGCATACCTCGGGAAAATTCTAAATTAACGAAAGGAAAACGGGCGGGAGGCATGCCTCCCCTCGCGTGAGCGCTCTGCAAGCCCCGGCGCACAGCATGGACAAGCAGCACCGAGCGATCCGGGCAAAATTATCCTCTATGGCCCCGCGGCGGGCCGTGGCATACATTCGGTCTTTTGAGCTTCCACCCGACGAAATGGCGTGCCTCGTCGAGTGCGACGTGCGGGGCCGCTCCTGCGTACAGGTGGCATTTGAAATGAATCTGTCGCCGGATACGGTCAAAAAGTATCGCCGAAAGGCGTACCGCAAAATCGCATCGGAAGTCTTTGAATAGGAAAAGAGCTTCACCAAACGGTGAGGCTCTTTTCCTTTATGGGAAGGGTATGAATGACGCATGGAGCACGTCGTGACAAAAAATTAGCATATTCCGTCAGAATTTGCAAGCGCAATCGTTCGACGAATTTCGCCGTACACTTTTCATCCCCTTTTCCGGCACTTTGGAAAAGGGGTTTTCTTGTACCATAAAGGCAGAAAAGGAGGTGCGCTGTATGTACGAACGGCTTTTAGCATTGGGCTTCACCGAGCAGATGGCGAGGGATATTTTGGTGCTGTTCCCCGAGCCGGACGAGCTGCGCACCTATGTCTATTTCGCGGAGCTGCTGCATGTATAGCTATTATAATCCGTCGCCTTATGGCAAGAACGTGGGGGACTGCACCGTCCGGGCGATCTCCAAAGCGACCGGAAAAGACTGGGGTGAAACGTATCTCGCGCTCGCCATACAAGGCTACTTAGACGGTGACATGCCGTCGGCCAATGCGACCTGGGGCGCGTATCTGCACTCCCTCGGTTATCGGCGCTACATCGTGCCGGACACCTGCCCGCTGTGCTATACCGTCGAGCAGTTTGCGGACGAGCATCCGGCAGGCACATACATTTTAGCCCTGTCCGGTCATGTGGTGTGCGTGCAGGACGGGACGATCTTTGACTCGTGGGACAGCAGCAATGAGACTGTGATTTATTTTTGGGTAAAGGAGACTGAATGACATGGCTTTTAATCCGTACTATCAAAACCCTTATTATCCACAGCCGATGCCGGATAACCTTATGCAGATGCGGCAGCAGCAGATGATGCAGCCTGCTCCGCCTCCCATGCCGCAAAATCCTGTTGCGACCGGCGGCGTGCAATGGGTGAGCAGCGAGCAGGAGGCGAGAGGCTACCTGATCGCGCCCAACTCCGCCGTAGCGCTGTGGGATTCCACCGCTCCAACTGTGTACCTCAAGCAGTCCGACGCAAGCGGCAAGCCAACGCTCAAGATTTACGACCTCGTAGAGCGCGCAGAAACGCCCCGTACGGCTCCGCAGGAAAAGGGCGTGGAATTTGTCACCCGCGAGGAGTTCGACCGTCTGGCGGCGCTTGTGGGCGAAATAAAGGGCAAGAAGAAGCGTAAGGTCGAGGAGGACGAGGACGATGAGTAATCCCTTTATGACCGCGCTTGGCGGCGGGCAAATGCCGGGGCCGGTAGGCCAGTTCCAGCGCATGATGCAGCAGTTCCAGCAGTTCAAGGCGAATTTTCAAGGTGACCCAAAAGCGGAGGTCGAAAAGCTCTTGCAAAGCGGCAAACTCTCGCAGGCGCAGTTAAACCAGTTACAGCAGATGGCAAAGCAGTTTCAAAGCCTGATGCAGTAATCATCAACATAAATCAACATCGTGGCCACGATTTGATGAATAAAAATTTTTCAAAGGAGTGATACTATGTCTCTTTCTGACGGCGGCGTTCAGGCCACTATGCCTGTTGCGCCAACCGGCATGATGAACAGCGGCTTTGGCGGCTTCGGCGGTGATGGCGCGTGGTGGATCATCATTCTTTTCCTGTTTGTTTTCTGCGGCTGGGGCGGCAATGGCTGGGGCAACAACGGCAATTCCGGCGGCGTGGTCGACGGCTATGTGCTGACCTCTGATTTTGCCAATGTCGAGCGCAAGATCGACAGTGTAAATCAGGGTCTTTGCGACGGATTCTACCAGCAGGCGCAGCTTGTCAACGGCACCAACATGGCGATGGCAAACGGCTTTGCACAGGCCGAGCTTTCCCGCAGCAACCAACAGGCGGCGCTGATGCAGCAGCTCAACGCCATGCAGATGCAGGCCGCGAATTGCTGCTGCGAAAACCGTGCGGCTATCGCGCAGGTGCGCTATGACATGGCGACGCAGGCGTGCGACACGCGCAACACCGTGCAGAACGCCACGCGCGACATCATTGACGCGATGAACAGCGGGTTCCGCGGCATCGACCAGCGTCTAACCGCGCAGGAGATCGCTGCGAAGGACGCGAAGATTGCTGAACAGAACCAGCGTCTTTTTGCTGCTGACCTCGCGGCCTCTCAGGCTGCTCAGACGCTTGATATGCGCAACTATGTTAGCGCACAGTTCGCGTATTACAACCCGCGCCCCGTTCCTTCTTTTGAGGTTCCTGCACCTTATCAGTACGGGGGTTGCGGCTGCGGCTGCAATCAGGGCTGCGGCTGCTGACAACTGCATAGCATAGCTTTTTGTTGGCGATTTTGTTGACGTCAACAAAATGTTCGGCCCCGTGCCGATACTGACAACAACGCGGCGGGGCTATTGCCTCGCCGCTGTATTTTTAGAAAGGACTGAACTCATGAAAACGATTGACGAGCTGAAACAAGAATTTGTAGACCATCTTGCTGCTATGGATAAGTCCGAAATGAGCATGGTCGAACTCGCAAACTATGCCGATCTGCTGCATAAGGCGGACGCTCTTTTCAAGCCAAGCTATACAGATGTACTTGCATCCGGCTTCATTCCCCCTTTTGCGGCAACTACTTGGAAAAAGGAGGAGAAGAAAAATGGCTGAATATAGTAATTCCACTATTGTTTCTGTTGCTGCTGGGCAAAACGTCCCGCTGACCGAAACGGCGGTCAACAGCAAGCCCTGTATCGTGCATCGCCAGGGCGCAGGCATTGTCACGCTGCGCGGCCTCACCAATCAAAACCGCGCCCTGTTTCGGGTCTCCTTTGGCGGCAACATCGCTATTCCCACCGGAGGCACGGTTGAGGCCATCACGGCGGCGCTTGCCATCAACGGAGAGCCGTTGACCAGTGCAACGGCGACTGTCACGCCTGCGGCGGTAGAGAACTACTTTAACATTTATGTTTCCGCACAGGTCTGCGTCCCGAAAGGCTGCTGCCTGACGGTCGCAATGGAAAACACCAGCACTCAGGCCGTCAACTTCGCCAACTCGAACCTGACGGTTGAGAGAATCGCGTGAAAGGAGAATGGACATGAGTAAGAAAGCAATGTATGAGCTTCGCAATATGCTGTGCGACGAACTCGACGAACTGGCGCGCAAGGGCGATCTGGGTGCGGGCGACCTTGAGATCGCGCACAAGCTAACCGACACCATCAAGAACATCGACAAGATCGAGATGATGGAGGACGACGGTTATTCTCGCGACGGAGACTATTCGCGTCGCTATTCCCGCGATGGTGATTATTCCCGCGGCGGCGACTGGCAGGCCGATATGCGCGGCACTTACGGCAGGGGCAGCTCCTATGCTCGCCGCGGCACGCATTACGTCCGCGGGCACTACAGCCGCGCCGACAGCATGGAGCACCTGCGCGAGCAGATCAACGACATGATGCGCGAGACGGACGACGACCGCGTAAAGGAAGCGCTGCGGCGTGCCGCGAGCTTGATGGAGGAATAAGGGGGTGCGTCCCCTTGATCGACGAAAACGAGGTCAATCTGTGGATATCGCGGCTTGAGACGGAGGAATCGAGTTGGCCCAATTACCAGAAGCTGGCGGCGCTGTACATCATCCAAAATCAAAACGCGGCCAAAGAACCGGAAAGACCGATGTTGTATTCGGCATCTCCGGCGCCGGTCAAAGCCTATACGTCTGAAACGGTAGGCAGCTACGGCGACAGCGATTTTTTGCAGGCCGTCTCCGACATGGCCCCGGCAAGAGCGTGGGAGGTCATGGACGAGCTGATGGACAGCCTTAAAATCGTCAACGAGCGCGTGTACAACAGCGTGATGCGGAAGCTCGAAAAATGAGAACACCCCCGTCGTAAGGCGGGGGTGTTCTTTTGGGCATAATTAACCTTTGGGAACACCAAGGGCAAATATGCCTAACGGGGCGTTACAAAAAACGCGCCGTCGTCATCTGCGTCAATTCTCCGGATAAAGCGCGTCCAAAATTCCTTTTTTTCTTCCCGGGAGTAAGTGTCATATTCAGCAAGTCCATTTCGCAGCGCGTCAAGGTTTGTTTTCGGCTTTTCCTCTACCGCTTCAAGGGATTTTTTCAAGCTCGCATACTCCTGCTTGTATTCGTCCAGCTCGATCAAGTCGTTAAGATAAAGCGTTTTCAGTTTGCTCATTTTCTTTCGTATCGCGTCCGCGCTTTGCGTGGGCTTTTTTTCTGCCTTTTTGTAATAGCGATTGTTTCGCTCGGCAATCCCTTCAAGCTCATGCAATAAATAATCTTCCAGCGCGTCTTCGCGGATCCTCTTTTTGTGCTGGCACGCGGAATTGTCGAGCATGCGGGTCCTGCAACGGTAGTATGTATAAATCTGCTTTGCCGTTTCCGATTGCATCGTTTTCCCACACTCTTTGCAATGCAACAAGCCGGAGAACAGATAAACGCGATCTGTCTCAACTCCTGCGCAGCGCTGCGACCGCTGGCGGAGAATATCATTTACGATGTCGAAATCCTGCTTGCTTATTAGGGCGGGGCAAGCGTTCTCGATGCCGTACACCTCGCCGATATAAAGCCGGTTCCGGAAATAGTTTACATATTTGGTATACGCCCTGTCAATGCCCCACGTCTCGAGCATATACTTCTTTACGCCCAGCACGCTTTGCAGTCTGATATACGCCGCAAACATATCTCGTGCGGCATCTGCCATATCGTTATCAATCTGGTATTGCCTGTCCTTAACAATATACCCTAAAGGCGCTTTAGACCCTGCAGGTTGGCCCTTTGCCCGTTTTCCGTCGTTGATAAATTTGATCCGCTCGCTTGTGCGGTCGGCCTCGTCCTGCGCGACGGAAAGCATGATATTGACCTTCAATCGCCCGGACGCGGTGCGCGTCTCGTAGTCCTCTTCCGTCGCTTGCCATGTCACGCCGTATTTGTCAAGCTGTGTCTGTACATCGTAGTATCCCGCGACGTTGCGGAACCAGCGATCGAGTTTAATAAACAAGATCGTGTCTATTTTCCCCGCTTTGCAATCGTCCAGCAGCCGCAGAAGCGCAGGGCGCTTTTTGTACGGCTTTCGCGCGGATATTCCCGCGTCCTCATATATGCCAACCACGGTCATTTCATTCGCTTTGGCATACCTTGTCAGCGCGTCACGTTGCTCTTGTAATGATAGCCCATGCCGCGCCTGCTCCTCGCTCGAGACGCGGATATACAATGCCGCTCTCATCGAACCCCCCTCCAAAATCCGTAATCTATGCAATGGAAATCGATATACACGCACCACGCAGCGAGAAAAACGGTGATGAGGAACAATATAGCAATCACGCCGTTTCGGATACGCACGCCGCGCCGCATGATCTCAATCATGTCCGCTTTTGCGTCAACATGGCGTTCCAGCTCATCGTTGCGCGCCTGCAATGTCTCCTCGTTCCTGGTCAACCGTTCGGAAATCCCGAACGCTTCATCAAGCGATATTCCAAGCGCTTTGCAGATCGGCGCGACGGTGTAGATGGACGGAGATTTCGAAAACTTGGAAAAGAAGTTCTGCACGGTGGACAGCGGTACGCCGGAAGCGTCGGAAATGTCTTGATAGGTCAGTTTCAATTCTTCTTTACGGATTCTACACACTTCTTGAATATTCATTTACGCCACCTTAATTTTTTCCGATTTTCGCGCCGCAAAGTCGCAAGATAAGGTCTTGTCGAGCCATGTCGAGCGCTGTTTTATTGCAAGGCTTCGGCATTGAATTACCAAGCCAAAGTGGGCTACGGTAAAGACAAGCAGCGGCGGCCGATCCCCGCTGTCTGCAAAAAAGCCCTCGCCGTTGTTGCAGAGGCGGCGAGGGCTAACCTTACTTCATACCAAGGAGCTTGCCAAGTTTTCTTTGCCGCCCTGCTTTGGTCGTTGGGATCCCAGTTCCTTTTGAAATTTTCCTTTTCATCTTCGTGATTCCGAGCGCACGTTTCCAACTAAAGGACAGGCCGGGGATCTTCATTATTGATTCACCACCCTTTCAACTTTTTCAATCATCTTAGCACATAGATCGCGCCCATGCTTGAGACTTTCTTCCGGCATTTGGTCGGCATACTCGTCAACGATAGCCGCGATGCTTTGAGCCTTTTTTACCTGCCCGCGAGATAGGCCGAAAATATGCACAGTTTCTTTTTGGATGTACCGAGAAAGAAAACTGTTTGTATGGGTAGCCTTTTCGTTTTGTAGCATTTTGGCGCATTCGTTCGGGGAAACCCTTCCACCAGCCATACACTTAGTATCGCCACCTGCGACCTCTGCTATCTGCGCTACGGTTTGCTCTGCAAGCTTGTACCGGGAAAAGTATGTTTCGATGTTATCCGTATTGGCAATGATGCGAATGCAGTCGGCAAATATTTGCGATTGACGCTTAACAAAGGCAGTTTCCGCAGCGGTCATTTTTTTCTTGCCGAAAAGCGAGCCTAAAATACCCATTTACGCTTCCCCAATCTTTTGCAAATATTATTATTTTGTTGCACAGCGCCGTGCAGCAAACGCCTGTTGTGGGAATAGATATAAATACCGAAAAGGAGGTCGAAGCATGGACGCACAGGTGCAAGCGGCGGTGGCGCTTTATCTGCTCCTAACGCCGAAGCAGAAAGACGAAATGCTCGCGCTGATTGAGCGCATCCTCGCGGAAGAGGAGCGAAAAATAGCCTTAGAGCTAAACGGAGGGAAGCAAGATGTTGTGTAATGACGCGAAATGTGATACAATAAAGTATCAAGAAATGCTAGAAGAAGCCTTTGACCTGATACAAAAGTTATCCGACGAACAACTTCAAAAAATCATGGAGGCTCTAAAATGAAAATTTGGGCGATCAGTAAAGAAAAAGGCGCCGAGTATGAAATCGGTCTGGAATGTGACGGCATGGATCGCGAGACCGCAATGACCGAGCTTTACCGAATGGCGCGAAACCTGTTTACCGGGGAACTTGAAATGTTCTGGAAAGAGGGCGAAGCCGGAAAGGCCGCATTTTAACCGTTGGCTTTCCGCTTGCACTCGATCACGGCATTTAACTGCTTCAAGATCGCGTCACAATTTGGGCTGAACCGCTCTATCAATCCGCTGAGTTTGTCAATTTCGACCGCTATTCCCCCGGTTGCCTTTGCCCGATAAACGGCGACGGCATCGGTCGCGGCATGGAAATCATTCGGAGACGGGTATTTTGCGTAAAGGGAAACGGCAGATACCATTTTGTCAAAATCGGCATCGCAGGCCGTTTCCTTTTCGTGCGCCCATATTGTTTGCAGCTTCTTTATTTCTGCCTTTGCCGCCTGTTTTGCAACGACCCATGCGACAATGCCGGAAATAGCAGCACAGCCGAGTGAAATGATGATTTCTTTCATTGGTCTTCCTCAAAAGCAGCGCGGCCCATTTTTATAAACCGCTCCAGCTTTTCCGGCGGCAATGACAACACAAACTGAATACCGGCCTTCTGCAACTCCGTATAGCCCTCGCCCTCTGTGGCGGGGGCTTTTTTTACGCCCTCGGTCTTCGGATCGGGGGCTTTTTTTGCGCCCTGCGGCGGCAGGACGGGAAGATCGTCACCGTCCAGCTCGGCAAGCGTGATGCCGAAATGGTCGGCGATCTTCTGGCGGGTTTTTGGATATGGAATGCACTCTCCGGACTGCCAATTCAAAACGCCCTGGTTACTCGCGCCAATTATTTTTGCAAACTTGTACGCGGTGTATTTCTTTTGCTCCATGCAGTAATTGAAGTTTTGAGTAAATGGCATAAATTCAATCCTCTATACTTGTGCAATCCAACGGTCAAGTCTTTATTGACAAATACTCAAGTCTGGAGTATACTAAAAACCGTGGACAGGCAATAAAAGACCGAACCACCCCGACAAATCGAGCTGGTGAGAAACATATAGTTGTCGCAAACTTAGAGTATCACCATTGCTCCAATTTGTCAATAGAATACTCTAATTTTGGAGGTGAAAAAGTGAACGCTACTATTAACGAACGGTTGGAGAACGCTCTGATCGAGGTTGTTGAGAGGTTTTCGAAACAGAGTTCGACCGCCGCAGAGGTGGAAGCTCTTGCAGCGGTCGCACAGGTGTTGGCTGATATGCAGAAGGGTTAGTTTTTGCTGTTAGACAGGGTCAACAGGCGGTCGTAGATTTCCTCGAAGAAATCAGCAACATTTTTCCCACCGGCTTTGTCGGAAGATGTTGTTGAGCTTGTCATTTTGGCGATGACGATTTCTTTTGCGGTATCAAACGCATACTTTTCAACAGAATTCAAGATTTCACCCCCTTTCAATACTCCATTTTACCACGCGGGAAGTAAAGGGGGCAATACTTAGAAAGGAGTTAATGAATTGAGTTTTCCTGAAAATCTGGCTCGACTGCAAACTGAGCGCGGCGAGACGAATTATCGTCTTGCAAAAGAAATCGACGTATCGCAGACGTCGATCAAAAACTGGAAAGAGAGCGTGTGCCACCCGCACCCGCGCCAAGTCAAGAAGCTGGCAAAGCACTACGGCGTGACCGTGGACGCGCTTCTAAAATCCAGCGACGGGCAGTAAAAAATGCCCCGCCCAATGTTGCAGCATCGAGCGGGGCGGGTGGGACAAATCTCACCACAAGATATTGTGTCCGTGCTTATTGTAGCACGGAAGAAAGGAAAAGGCAATGAGAAAAAAGCCAGAGTACAAAATCATTTGGGTCACGCCGCCTGACCCTGTAAAGCTGGGGACGATCATGGGCGAGATTTACGCACGCGGTCGCGGCCTTGAGTTTGTCGGCCTTGTGCCGAACGAGAAGAGGGGAGAAAAGGAATGAACACACTGTTTATCTTTATCGGCATCGGCACCGTGACGCATTGGTTTATGCGGGCGCTGGACAAGCTGGAGGGCAGGGCATGAGGCGCGACCGACGCACACGCGAGCAGCGCAAGGCCGACGCCTCGGCTCGCATCGCCGCCGTTTTCCTGTTCCTCGCGGCGCTGCTGATCCTCTTTGCGGTGCTGACGGTCAAAACCACCGGGCAGCCGTACAAGGGCGAGCCGCCGGTCATCGAGGGCAAGCTCCCCGGCGAGGACACGCCCGCAGAAGGATGCGCGGAACTTACCATCGGCGAGCCGCTTGGCGAATTTAAGCTGACCGCATATTGCCCATGTGTGAAGTGCTGCGGCAAGACGGACGGCATCACGGCGACCGGCACGACCGCCACCGAGGGGCGAACGATTGCAGTTGACCCTCGCGTGATTCCTTACGGCTCCACCGTCACGATCTACTTTGCCGACGGCACGAGCCATACATACACCGCCGAGGACTGCGGCGGCGCGATCAAGGAAAACCGCATCGACGTGTTCTTTGACGACCATCAGGCCGCGCGGGAGTTTGGCGTCCAAACCGCTTACGTTTATATGGAGGAAAACAATGGATAATTTGAACGGCTACAAAGCCTTTGACCCCGGCATGATCTGCAAAGGGAAACAGTATCAGGAAAACACAGACTATGAAGAAGAGGGCGGCAAGATTTGTGAAAAAGGTATGATGCATTATTGCGTTAATCCTTTTGATGTGCTTAATTTTTACCCGCTTGTAAATGATAGCGGAAAAATCAGCGACTTTGCAGCAGTCGAATCTTTAGAAGAGCCTGTATCGGGTGATGACGGGAAATTTGCCACGAAAAAGCTTCACATTGGCATAAAGCTTGGCTTGGCAGGATTTGTTAACGCCTGCATCGATTATATCAAGAAAGAAACAATTGTAAACGCGCCAAGCTCAACTGTTGAAAGCGACTCCGCTCAGATCAGCAGCAGCGGCAACTCCGCCAAGATCGGCAGCAGCGGCGACTACGCCAAGATCGGCAGCAGCGGCTACTACGCCAAGATCGGCAGCAGCGGCTACTACGCCAAGATCGGCAGCAGCGGCAACTACGCTCAGATCGGCAGCAGCGGCGACTACGCTCAGATCGGCAGCAGCGGCAACTCCGCTCAGATCGGCAGCAGCGGCGACTGCGCCAAGATCGGCAGCAGCGGCGACTACGCTCAGATCGGCAGCAGCGGCAACTCCGCCAAGATCGGCAGCAGCGGCGACTACGCCAAGATCGGCAGC